CATCTGGCGCGACAGCCAGGGCACGCCCACCCGGCCCCCCAAAACCCTGGGCGTGCAGGTCTGGGCGGCCTACAGCCCCCAGCGCAGCTGGGCCAGCATCGTCAAAGAGTTTGAAGAGGCTGTCTCGGCCCTGGAGAAGGGGGACCCAGGCCCCATGCAGCTCTTCGTCAACGAAACCCTGGGCGAGACCTGGGAGGTCAAAGGCGAGCGCAGCGACGAACACGCCCTGCAGGCCCGGGCCGAAGCCTTCCCCCTGTGCCAGGTGCCCGTGGGCGGCCTGGTGCTCACCGCTGGGGTGGACGTGCAGCGCAACCGCTGGGAGATCGCCGTCTGGGCCTGGGCCCGGGGCCTGGAGTCCTGGCCCGTGGACCACCACATCATCGAAGGCAACCCGGCCAGCGAAGAGGACTGGCAGCAGGTCACCACCTACCTGCAGAGACGCTACCCCCAGGCGTATCACGCGGGCAGCCTGGGACTCTCGGGCATCTCCATCGACTCCAGCGACCAGACCCAAGCCGTGTACAACTGGGTGCGCAAGAACCAGCACCAGCTCCCGTGCCTCAGGGCCGTCAAAGGCCGAGGCGAAGAGGGCGTGCCCGTGCTGGGCCCGGCCAGCATCCAGGACATCAACTGGAATGGCCAGAAATGGCCCCAGGGCGTGAAGCTGTGGAATGTGGGTGTCGACACCGCCAAAGACCTGCTGCTGGGCCAGCTCGCCATCCCCACCCCGGGCCCGGGCTACGTGCACTTCAGCCAGGACCTGCCGCGCGAATGGTTCGAGCAGCTCACGGCCGAGCAGCGCATCCTGGCCAAGCTCAATGGGCGCGATACCTACCGCTGGGTCAAGCGCCGCCCGCGCAACGAGGTGCTGGACTGCCGCAACTACGCCCTGCACTCGGCCATGAGCATCGGGCTGCACCACCACAGCGACCGCAAGTGGCAGCAGATCGAGGCGGCGGTGCAGCCGGTGAATGCGGATCTGTTCAGTGCGCCGCTGCCTGCCAGAACACCGGCCCCGGCCATCTCAGTGGCCCCGCAGCCCAGCCCACCACGCACCGAAGAACCTCAAGACCGCGGCTACGCCCGCCGCCGCTCCCCGGCACCCACCTTCACCCGCGCCTGGTGACCCGCCAGCCTCATTATGAAAATCCACGCCCAAATCAACTTCCCCGACCCCGCCAAACTGGTGGGCGAGCTGGCCAAGCAAACCCGCTTTGCCCTGAAAGCGGCCCTCAACACCACGGCCACCCAGGTGCGCGACGGCCTGCGCTCCGAGATCCAGCGCACCATCGATCGGCCCACGCCCTACACCCTGAACAGCCTCTTCATCCGCGCGGCCACCTCCAAGAACCTGGAGGCCACGGTTTGGCTCAAGGACGAACGCGCCACGTCCAATGCGGGCACCCCGGCCACCCGCTACATGCTGCCCCACATCGTGGGCGGGCAACGCACCCTCAAGCGCTTTGAGCGTGCCCTGCAGATCACGGGCCAGATGCCCAAGGGCTGGTACGCGGTGCCCGGCGCAGGGGCCCGGCTCGATGCCTTCGGCAACATGAGCTCGGGCCAGATCATCCAGATCCTGAGCCAGTTGCGGGTCACCCTCACGGCGGGCTTCACGCGCAACATGTCCACCGACGCCCGCAGCAAGATCGCCGCCCAGCGCCGGGCCGGTGGGCGCTTCTTTGTGGTGATGCCGGGTGCCAAGGGCCTGCGCCCGGGCGTGTACCAGCGCGAGTTCATGGGCCGCCAGGTCACCCCGGTGCTGATCTACGTGACGGCGGCCAATTACCGCAAGCGCCTGGCGTTTGAGGCGGTGGGGCAGCGGATCGCGGATGCGCATCTCCTGAACAACTACCGCCAGGCGTATGCGCAGGCCTTGGCGACGGCGCGGTAACGAAATCGACGTGTGCCCTCTCAAGCCCACCAGAAATATGACCCCTCTTCAACAACGGCCGGAAATGCCTGTCCACACCGAAGCCGATCTGGTTGATCGGATCTTGTCGTACCTGGAGGCCAGGTTGCCTCAGGAAGTGCAAGCCCTCGGAAAATTGAACCAGCTCGAGAACGAGCTGCGAAACGAGTTCGCCGGGTCCCTGAACTACATCCCCACGGTCGCCAAGTCTGAGCGTGAGAGGCGGGTGAGCGAGGTAAAGCGCCTCTTCAATGGCCGCAACGTGGCCGAGGTCGCCGAGGTGCTCAAGATCAGCCGCTCCACGGTCTATCGCATCGTCAAGCAGCCCGACTTCTGATGCAAACAGTTCCAGCTTTTATAGAAATGGAACAGCAGTCTGGATAAGTTGGCCGGGCAACTACCCGGACTTCTACCTCTACCCCCTATGGCCTACACCCAAACCGACCTGGACAACATCGACACCGCCATTGCCACCGGCGAGCTGGAAGTGGAGATCCACGGCCCCAACGGCCTGCGCAAGGTGCGCTACCGCAGCATAGGCGAGCTCAAGTCTGCCCGTGAGCACATCGCAAGCCTCCTGACCCGGGCCAGCTCGCCCCGCAACCCCGGCGCCTGGCGTGTCGGCTTCTCCACCTCGCGGGAGTGATGGAACATGGCCAATCTTCTCGATCGCCTGATCGGCGCCTTCAACCCCCAGGCCGGCCTGCGCCGCCACCAAGCCCGTGAGCTGCTGCAGCGGGCCTACGAAGGGGCCAGCACCCGTGATGGCTGGCGGCCCCGCCGGGCCGGTGCCAGTGCCGATACCGACCACCGGGCCGATGCCGCCACTTTGCGCGTGCGGGCCCGCTCCCTGGTCAAGAACACCCCCTACGTGGCGCGGGGCTTGGGCTCCATGGTGGCCAACGTCATCGGCACCGGCATCAACCCGCGCAGCCTGGGCAAGGATGCCAAGCGCATCACCGCGCTCTGGCAGGAATGGTCCAAGGTGGCCGATGCCGATGGCGTTCGCAACCTGGGCGGCCTGCAGGCGGCCGCGTACCGGGCCATGGAGCAAGACGGCGAGGTGCTGGTGCGCCTGCGGGCCCGCCGGCCCAGCGATGGCCTGCCGGTGCCCCTGCAGCTCCAGTTGCTGGAGATCGATTGGCTCGACAGTTCCAAGGTGGGCAGCCATGGGGCGAACACCATCATCAACGGCATCGAGTACGACCCACTGGGCAAGCGGGTGGCGTATTGGCTGTTTGACCAGCACCCTGGCGAAGTCCTGGGCCCGCGCCTGGCCAGGACCAGCAGCAGCCCGGTGCCGGCCGAACGCATCATCCACCTCTTCAACCCCGAGCGGCCAGGGCAGGGCCGAGGCTTCACCCGCCTGGCGCCCGTCATCAGCCGGGTGCGCGACCTGCAGCTCTACGAAGACGCCGAAGCCCAGCGCAAGAACCTCGAATCGCGCCTGTCGGTGATCGCCAGCGGCGATGTGAATTCCATGGGGCCGCTGGGACCAGAAGACCAACGCACCCCGGACCAGAGATCGGAATCAGGCGACCTGGGCACCTTGAGCAGCGGCTCCATCATCCAGGTGCCCTCGGGCCTGAACATCACGACCGTCCAGCCCAATGCGGTGCCGGGCTATGTGGACTACGTGAAGCTGCAGTTGCACCTGATCGCCGCCGGCATGGGCATTACCTACGAGATGCTCACGGGGGACGTGCGTGAGGTGAACTTCAGCAGCGCCCGCGTGGCCATCCTGGAGTACCGGCGCAACGCTGAGCAATTGCAGTGGCTCACGCTGATCCCGGGGCTGTGCGAGCCCATCTGGCGGGCCTTCATTGATGCAGCGGTGCTGGCCAACATCCTGAAGCATCCGGATTACTCTTGCGACTGGGCGACGCCGAAGTGGGATTACGTGAACCCGGTGCAGGACGTGGCGGCCGAGCTCGATGCGATCGCGGGCGGGCTGTGCACCATCAGTGAAAGCCTGCGCCGTCGGGGCATGGAGCCGGAGCTGTTCTTTACGGAGTACAAGGCCGACTTTGAGAGGCTGCAGCGGGATGGGACGCTGGACTTTCTGATGATGTTGCAGAAGGGGAGGACGATGGGGATGGGGCAGGCCCAAGCGTCCCAATCGGCAGGGAAAAGCGCTCAGTGATCGACGGGGTGTGGCAAGGCTCAAGCCGCAAATTTTCTGCACATGACAACCATGATTGACCGCTTCAGGCGCCGAGAACGGCCAGGAGCAGCTGGTGACGGGGGGGGGGATGCTCAGCGTTTGAATTCAGCGGCTGCCAAAGGCAGTTCGCTTGAATAATTTTAGGAAACAACAAACTCTCCTTTGTGATTGAATCCGGCGTTCGCGAAGGATACGTTTGGTGCGATTTTGATGAGTTCATTTTTGATCGACTCTTTTTCGGCTTCGGGGAATTTTTGCCCGAAAATAATGCTAACGACAGATGGTGGATCGACTTTAAATAGATGAATCTTGTTATCGACTACGGAGTCGGCGGCAGAAAGCATGCGAATCAATCGCCACTCTCTTTCATAAGACCACTTCGTGGTTTTTGTAAAAAAAAGATTTTTGGGAATCTCCATAACTCCTGGTTCAAAGTAAACTGTTGGCGCCTTATCCGAGTAAAAAACGTTAGTCAATTCGCCGCATAGCTTTGGGTCATTTGATCTTCTGGAGAAGAAGTTTGTTTCAGTATCAAAGCCAACCGCAAAGCCTGTGTGACTGTTTGCATAATGGGCCCACATTAGTTCATTGTTGTTCGTTTCGGTCAGGGAAAATATGCCTATATTCTCGTTTGTTGTTCTTGTGACGATATCAAACATCATCTTCGAAATGTCCTCATCATTGGAGCGATATTTCTGAAAAATTTGCTTCGAGGCGGCTCTGCAGCGTGATAGTGCCTCGGCTTCTGTCATGGTCGGGTTTTCCAAAAGTAAACGAATGTATCCAGGTTGAAAGTTGCGAGCAATTATTGCGTCTGCATATTGATCTGGATTTTTAATATGAATTCTCGGCGCTAATTCGCGTGGATCGTTGAGTTCATTGGGAGGGGTGAATCTAACCATCAGATTAGATAGGAAAGAGCGGTTGCTCATGTACTTATACAGGATCATAGGGTTATCCTTGTTTCCTAACGTTTGAGGTACCCGGTTGCTGGAACGCGAAACTCAGAGGGAACCTGCGGGCGTGCTAGCTTGCAGGCGGTTCGGTGCACTGAGAAGTTGGATGTCATACGTGCTGCGCGGCTGACTTGCACGCGGAACAGAAGTTTGCAATGTCAATTTCAGAAATAGAGTCAGGCTGACCCATTCCTCCGTTGGTAAACAGATAAAGGATGTGGCTACCGGAGGCAGGCAAAGAAAAATTTAATGCACTCGTATCTCGATGCTTGAGTTTGTTTAAAGCCTTTTCAAGTGTGAGTGGCGTTGGTGTAGTACCAGTCGGCATCCCGCCTTGGCCCGGGGGTAGTCCTAAAAACCACGCGCAATCAGTAGTCGTGACGTTGTTGAGAATTTTTCCAACTGTGTTGGCGAGGGTTGCATTAAACGGCGATGTTGGCCATGCAGCATGGTCCCTTTTTAGTACATCACGCTGTCTTAGTAATTCATTTTGAATGTAGTCAAGGTGCTCGAATGCTTCTTGGCTAGTTTCGTAGGCATCTTGCTGATCGCCGCCCAACCAGCTTTGTTTGAAACCTGCTGAGGCATTAAGTACGCGACGGATGGAGTCTTGTAGGTTGCGGGGTGACTTGCCGGCTGGGTCAACAAGAAACTCTATATAACGTTCGGTCATGGCGGGTTAGTAGTGATTTTTGGTTGATGAAGGTGAAATAAATCTAATGAAGCCCGACATAAGGCTAGTCGGTGCTGCGCAAATTTATCACGTAGCGTCCAGTGACCAAAGGAAGCGAAGTTGAGCGTCATGCTAAATTTTTTCACCTGGGGTGAGCGACCCTATACTACTGGAAATAGAACACTTGTGAAAAATTCTTCTAATTTTCACCTCTACGATAGTCGCTTTCGAAGACCCAGTGAGGCGCTCGACGAATAGCTTAATACTCAATTTTGCTTCTGGTTGGCGCGACCGCGAAGGTCTGCTTCTGTGCCAATTCTGCGGTGCTGGCTGTCGTCAGAAACATAGGCTCATCGAGGTCTGCGCGAGAATACGTTCCACCGAAAATCAAGGTAGGAAGTGACCATGAGCGCGACGACCGAGCACCCAAAAGTTTTCATTTCGTACAGCTGGACAAGCGTCGAGCACGAGCAATTCGTCATAGACCTGGCGACGTCACTTCGCAATCATGGCGTCGACGCAATCTTGGACAAGTGGGACCTCAAGCCCGGTCAAGACAAGTACGTCTTCATGGAATCGATGGTTGTCGACACTGAAGTTCTCAAGGTTCTCGTCCTTTGCGACCGCATGTATCAGGAGAAGGCGAACAACCGAGCTGGCGGCGTCGGAACCGAATCGCAGATCATCTCCCAAGAGCTCTACGGTAAGGTCAAGCAGACCAAGTTTATCCCCATCGTTTGCGAGTACGACGATGATGGCCAGCCGTGCCTCCCTGTCTTCATGAAGGGTCTCATCTACATTGACGTGTCGTCAGAGGAGCGGTACGGCGAGGGGCTCGACCAACTTCTCCGGCTCATCTACGAGCAACCCTTCCATCAGAAGCCCAGGCTCGGCGGGGCACCCGCCTTTATCTCCAATGGCGGCACAAGCTACGTCAGGGAGTTAGGTGCCGCGGTCCGGGCCATTCAAGACGGCAAGCCCAACCGACAGGGACTGGAGACGCTCTTCGTCAAAGGCGTACTAACCGAGCTTAACAAGCTGTACGTCACGCCGGATGGCAACGACTACGACGAAGGTGTCTACCAGGCCATCACCGGTACCGCAGGCCTGCGCGACCAAGTCGCTGAATACGTGGAGGCCGTCGCGGCTTTCTCGGGCGATGACCCTGGCGCGATTGGCCCCTTCATTAAGCTGATGGAGGGTATCGGAGCACACTTTGGACCGCCAGAAAGCGCAGGCACCTACTACCCCGGCTGGGTCGACTTCTACAAGTTCTTTGCGTTGGAAGCATTTCTCATCCAAACAGTGGCGCTTCTTCGGCACGAGCGTTGGAGAACCTTGCGCCGTTTGGTTGATGCAACCTACATTGTTCGCGGCAGTCAACGGGAAATGACCACGGCGCGCTTCATTATCTTCGATGCACATCTTGTATCGCTGGAGGAGAATCGCAATCGGCGGTTGCAACTCAATCGGGTGTCCGTGTCATCTGACCTGCTAAAGGAACGCTGCTCTGCCGAAAAAACGTCCTTTAACGAGCTGATGGAGGCCGATGTGTTCCTTGCGCTGAAGTCACTCGCCGTCGGTCGCGAGAATTCTGAAGGGTGGATCTCGTACTGGGCGCCGCGCACGTCCATCTATGCGTCCTATGGGAACAAGCATCCTGTTTTCCTGCGGGCCTCAGACGAAACAACTCGCAATGGCATCCACGCAGCCATCGGGGTGCGCTCTGGCGCTGAACTCAAGGCCAAGCTGATTAACTCTGAGAGCACTCTGGCCTACCTGAACCGCGTTGGTGGACGTTCGTTCAGTCGCTTCAACTTCCTCGAGGCCATCAACGTCGATGCCCTGACGAAATAACGGGCATGAACGCGCTAGCTCGCCGAGAACACCCAGGTATGCCATGGACTCTTCATATCGAAGGCGGGACATAGCCTTGATAGCGTAGGCAGAATGCCTGGTACGGTCCCTCGCTCATCTGTCCCAACTCATCAAATGCACCGGAAAAATTGCTTTCTCACATCATTCGGAGTTGTCATGTCATTGACTGTTAGTCCTGCCGAGCAAGTAGATCCCCCTTTTTTAGCGCGACGAGTAACGTTCGTGCAAACCCTTCAGACCTTCATGCCGCCGAATCTTGCTCTTCTGGACACGCCCATGTAAGACCGTCCCTAGCGTCGCCCCTGTGTCTTTGGGGGAGTTTCGAGAAACAAGTGAGCAGAGTGAGGTATAACAAGTAATTCCAGTCGATCTCAAAAGACTGCGTTTTTCGCCGTCGGCTGAATTCCAACGTTGGGCGTCTTGTCAGCGGCGTCTGCCTTTGTACCCTTGAGTCGTAAATCACCCTGAGAAAGCTATGACAATCAAATGCAACAACACTGAGATGCTGTTCGACTTCATTTCCAAGAAGCACCCAACTGCAAAGGTGTCCCATCCAACTGCGTTGCAGACAAAAATTGACTTCCCTGACGGGCTGGTAGTGAACGTGTTCAATACCGGAACTGTCAATTTTCAAGGAAATAGTTTCGAAAATAAGATAGCGTCAGACATCATGAACATGATCAATGCGATTAACCGGTGACGGTCCAACTTAACATCCTTCTGACGATAATTTTGGAGCACCAATGTCCTACAAAACCTTCACCATGAAGCAAGATGTTGTCGCCGTCGACATTCAAACCATGGGAGACATGTCGATGGAGGATTACAACGAGTACTTGAGAAGCGGTCTTCTCAACGTAGACCACCACGACATCTTAAGGTCTGAGCCAGCCGGGTATCCGCTCGCTGTCACCAAGAAGCAATTCAAGGCGCTCATGGATTATCTGAAAGAAATCGAACCCAAAGTTGGCATCTCTAATCCTGGCTAGGCCAAAGCCGCCGAATCAAAAATCAAGCGGTCCTCGCGCATAAAGCCACGCGAGGCCGCTCATTTCAGACATTGAGCGTCCGCTCTGGCAAAATGCCGACGGCTGTTCTTGCCGATAACAGCCTTCAGCAAGCATCGCTCCACGATCCGCCCTTGGCCAGCAGGGTTCTAAGGTTGAACGGTGATACCGAACGTCTCCTGCCGTATTCTGTATGTCGAACGGGAGTGAGTTCGCTGCAGCTCTAGCGCATGTTCAGTGGCTCACGTGTGCCAAATCCCCCGGATGACGTAAGCAAAAAGTTGTCTCAATTTTTATAGATTTGGAACAACTCGGACAGCACGATCAGTGCATGTCCGAGACCCCAACCCCTGAGATCCAGACCCGCCGCGAGGCCCTGCCACTCGCTGGCCGCCAGATGGAACTGCGCGGCTTCCAGCGCTCCCAGGCGGACAGCTCCGCCTCTGAATCCTCCCCCCTCGCCACCGCGCAAATCGTCTTCACCACCGGTGCGGGCGTGAAGTGCTTTGACTGGTACCGCGACCGGGCCTATGTCGAAGAACTGGTGGTGGAAGAGGGTGCCATTCGCCTGGACCGTTTGCGCCGGGGGGCGCCGCTCCTGAACACCCACAGCCAGTGGAGCCTTGAGGCCCAGCTCGGCGTGGTTGAGAACCCCCTTATTCAAAACGGCCAGGGCACCTGCAGCGCCACGTTCTCGCGCCGTGAGTCTGTGGCCGGCTACGTGCAAGACGTGGCCGACGGAATCATCCGCAATGTGTCAGTGGGTTATGTGCGCCACCGCATCGAGATGGTGGCCCCAGCCAATGAGGGCGAGCTGTGGCGTTACCGCGTGGTCGATTGGGAGCCCTACGAGGTCTCCCTGGTCCCAATCCCCGCCGACATGGACAGCCAGATCCGATCCGCCGCAGGCACAGCTTCTGCCCCTGGCACCGATGGCGCCGCCTCGGCAGACCAGTCTTTCCAGCTTCGCACCTTCCCCTGCGAGTTCATCGAGACCCGCGCCCATTCCCAGCCCACGGTGGGCCTCTCCGCCGAAACCCAAACCCGAAAGGATTCCTCCATGCCTCAGAGCACTGAAGCCGGCGGCAGCACCGCCACGGCCCCCACTTCGTCGTCGTCTTCTTCGCCCGCAGCCCAAGGTGCAGCCCCCGAAGCTGGCACCACGGCCCAGCGCAGCCTGGGCGATGCCTCAGCCCAAGCCGTGAGCCAGGCAGCCATTGCTGCCGCCTCGGCCGCCGCAGACATCACCGATCTCTGCGCCCGCCATGGTGTGGCCCATTTGGCCGCCGGCCTGATTCGCTCAGGCAACTCGGTCGAGCAAGCCCGCAGCTCGGTGCTCGATGAACTGGCCCGCCGTGATGCCGCCAGCGGTGGCCACCGAAATGTCCAGGGTGGGCAGATCCAGACCGTGCGCGATGAGATGCAAACCCGCATGGCCGGCATCGAGCAGGCCATCCTGCACCGGGTCGCAGCTCAAACCCAGCTTGACGACAACGGCCGCCAGTACCGGGGCATGAGCCTGCTGGAGCTGGGCCGCGACTTCTTGGAAGGCCACGGCGTCAGCACCCGCGGCATGGATCGTTTGACGCTCGCCACCCGCATGCTGCACTTCCGAGCTGGTGGCATGAACACCACCAGCGACTTTCCCTCGCTGTTTGCCAACGTGGCCAACAAGCGCCTGCGTAGCGCCTACGACGAGAACCCTGGCACCTACGCGCTCTGGGCCCGCCGGGCCCCCAACGCCCCGGACTTCAAGAACATCACGATCACGGCCTTGTCGGCGGCCCCTGATCTTCTGCGCACCAACGAGCATGGTGAATTCAAGTACGGCTCGATGAAGGATGGCGCCGAGTCCTACCAGGTGCTGACCTATGGCCGCATCGTTTCACTCTCTCGCCAGGCCATCATCAACGACGACCTGCGGGCCTTCGACCGCCTGGTGAGCGCCTTTGGCTTTGCCGCCCGACGTTTGGAAAACCGCCTCGTCTACGCCCAGCTCACGGCGAACGCCGCACTCTCGGACGGCACCACGCTCTTCCACGCGGACCACGGCAACCTGGGCACCGGCGCGGGTTCTGCCCTGCAGTTCACGGCCCTGTCGGCGGGCCGCACCGCCATGCGCCTGCAAAAGGGCCTGGCCGGTGAAGAGCTGGGCATTGCCCCGTCTTACCTCATCGTGCCCGCCAGCCTGGAGCAGACCGCTTACCAGCTCACCAGCAGCAACTACGTGCCGGCCCGCCAGGCCGATGTGAACGAGTTCCGCAGCGGTGGCCGCACCTCGCTGGAACCCATTGTGGAACCCCTGCTGGACGGCAACAGCACCACGGCCTGGTACCTGGCCGCCAGCAATGCCCAGGTCGACACGGTGGAGTACTGCTACCTGGACGGCGCCGAAGGCCCGGTGATCGAGACCGAGGTGGGCTTTGAGAGCGACGGCGTTTCCTACAAGTGCCGCGAAGACTTCGCCGCCAAGGCCATCGAGCACCGCGGCCTCTACAAGGCAGCCGGCGGTTAAAGCACCGCCACCTCTGAAGCCCACCACCCAAGCCAACCAGGAAAACCTCAAATGAAAAACTTCATCCAGTCCGGCGACACCGTGCCCCTGCCGGCCCCCTATGCCGTCAACGGCGGCGACGGCCTGCAGGTCGGCGCACTGTTTGGCGTGGCCACCAGCGCAGCGGCGGCCGGCGCCTCGGTCGAGACCAACCTGATCGGCGTCTACGACTTGAACGCGCTGAGCGCCGATGTGGGCGCAGCCGGCACCAAGGCGTACTGGGACAACGCCAACCGGCGCGTGACGGTGACGGCCGCGGGCAACGCCCTGATCGGTGCGCTGCTCTCGCCCAAGGCGGCCAACGAGACCACGGCCCGCGTGCGTCTGAACGGCATCAGCATTTAAACGGGTGACCTGCGCCATGCCCAAGCCCTTCGCCCTCCTGGAGGCCCGCACTGCAGCCGCCGCATTCCGCCGGCTGTCGAACAGTGCCGCCTCCATAGAAGACGAAAACGGAAACGTGAGGGTGGACGCCATCTTTGCCAACGGCTACGCCGCGGGCCAGGTTGGCGCCCTGGGCATGGCCTCGTCACAACCGGCACTCGCCCTGCCCACGGTCCAGGTCCCGGCCAACCCGGTGGGCCTGCGCGTGACGGTGGACGGCCAGGCCTACCTCATCGCCGATGCCCGCAACGACGGCACCGGAGAAACCCACCTGCTGCTGGAGCTGGCATGAATCAGAGCACCACGATCTTTCTTCAGGCCGTCCAAGCCATGGTAGCCACCCTGCAGGCCGCCCCTGCGGTGGCCCCCAAGGTGTACCGCACCCGGCTGCGCCCCTTGACCCAGCAAGACGGCGCCGCCGTGGTGGTGCGCCTGGCGGGCTCGGACCCCGACACCTCGGTGGGGCAGGGCGCGGTCATGGTCTGGGGCACGGCCGTCACGGTCGAGTGCTACGCCCGCGGCAACACCCTGGCGCCGGCCGACGAGGCCGTGGATGACCTGCTGGCCCGGGTCTACACCCGGCTGCAGCAGGACCCGAGTCTGGGCGGTGTGGCCGGTGGCGTGAGCCCGCACAGCCTGAGCGTGGACTACGACGTGGACGGCGATCAGACCGCCTGCGCCACGGTGACCCTCTTGGTGCGCCATGCCAGCGCCCCGGCCTCGGTCCAGCCCTTCTAACCCCTGTCCATCCCTCCCACTTCCTCACTTCTTACCTTCAAAGGAAACCTTCATGGGACAAGCCATCTTCTGGAGCAACGTCGGCATTGACGTGCAAACCGGCCTGGGTGCCGCCATCACCCTGGTCAGCATCAGCAAAGCCGCCACGGGCGTGGCCAAGTACTCGGGCGCCGTCGACCCCAACGTGGGCGACATCATCTTGATGGCCGCCCAGGGCATGTACCAGGTCGACAAACGCCTGTTCCGCATCGCCAACGTCAACCCCGCGGCAAAGACCTTCGAGCTGGAAAACGAAGACACCAGCACCTACGACAGCCTGGTGGCTGGCAGCTTCCAGGTCGTCACCTTCGGTGCGAGCTTTGCCACCGTGCAGAGCGTGAACGTCTCGGGTGGCGACCCGGAGTTTGCGGACGTCACCACCATCCACGACAACGTGCGCAAGCGCGTGCCCACCATCGTGAGCCCGCTGTCGTTTGGCATGGACAACATCTTCGATCTGGCCGATCCGGGCTTTGTGGAGTGCAACAAGGCCTACAAGGCCAAGAGCATGCGGGCCGTGCGATTGCGCTTTGGCACGGGCGCAAAGATGCTCCTGCTGGGCTATGTGGCTGCGGCCGGCGTGCCCACGGGCCAGGCCCAGGGCGTGGTGCAGACCAAGGTCTCGATCGAGGCCCAGAACATGCCCACGGTGTACCCGAACTGATCCAGTTCGCCCGATCGCCTGATCTGCACGTCCCTCGCACGGGGTGTCACTCCCGTGCGTTCCAACCTCCCACTGACCCCAACTCTGCACCATGAACCCGACCGCTATTGCCTCTGCCGCTGCCACTGTGGCCTCCGCCGCCATCCCCTTCACCTTCGACCTGCCCGCCACCTTCTGGATCGACGTCACCCTGACCACCCCGGGCACCCAGCCCGACCAGGTGCTGCCTCTGGAATTCAAGTACCGCACCCGCGAAGAGATGGAGGCCCTGCCCACGGACATCGAGGGCAAGACCGATGCCGAGATCCTGGGTCTCCTCATCAACGACTGGAAGGCCCCGGGCCGGCCCTTCAAGCCTGAGAACGTGCAGCTCCTGATCAGCCGCTTCCACCGCGCCCCGCGCGAGATCTTCGATGCCTACCGCGACGCCCACTGGAACAGCAAGGCCCGCGCAAAAAACTAAAGGACTGCGCCCGCGTCCTGGTGCGCGGAGCGCAGCCCCCCGATGAAGCCGCCGCCAGCCGCTTGGGCTTTGGCAAGCACCTCGCCCTTCTCCAGCAACTCACCGAGCCCCCGTCCCTGAATGTCTTTCCTGACAACCAGATCCCTCTGGCCATCTTCCGGCGCATGCAGTTTGCGTGGCGGGCGCTCATGGGCCCGGACGGGGCGCTGCACTTCCTGGGCATGGACTGGTCCACGCTGCACCGCTACGAGCTGGCCTATGGCCTCGATGATGCCCAGTGCGTCGACCTCTTCCAGTGTTTGGAAATGCTCGAGGCGGCCTGGCTGCAAGAAATGCACGCCTACCAGGCCGAGCACCGCAAAGCCCGTGGCTCTTGAAATCCGGCTGGCCCCATGACCAACCCCAACACCACCATCGTCCTGACCGCGGACGACCAGACCGCCCAGGCGCTGCAGGCCTTCGTCGCCAACATGAAGGCCGCGCAAGCCCAGGCGAACAGCTTGGGCCAGGGCCTGGGCCAGGCCACGGCCCCCATGCAGCAGCTCGGTGCCTCGGCCGCGCAAACGGCAGCAGCGATGCGCATGGTGCCGGCCCAGGTCACCGACATCGTGGTCAGCCTGCAGGCCGGGCAAAAGCCCCTGACCGTCTTGATGCAGCAGGGCGGGCAGCTCAAGGACATGTTCGGTGGGGTGGGCAATGCCACCAAGGCCCTGGGCACCTACATCGGTGGCCTCATCACGCCCACCAACCTGGCCATTGCGGCGGTGGCGGGTCTGGGCCTGGCCTACTACCAGGGCAGCCAGGAAGCCTCCGCTTTCCAGAAGGCCATCACCTTGTCGGGCAATGCCGCGGGCGTCACCGCGGGCCAGATGCAGGACATGGCCCGGGGTCTGGCGGTCATGCAGGGCACGCAGTCGGCCGCCTCGGCCGCCTTGATTGAAATAGCCAGCACCGGCCGGGTGGCCGGCGAAAGCCTGCAAACCTACACCCGGTCCGCGCTGGACATGGAGCGGGCCGTGGGCACCTCGGTCGCCGAGACCGCCAAGGCCTTTGCTCAGCTCGGTGAAGCGCCGCTGCAGGCGTCTCTCAAACTGAATGAGTCGACCAATTACCTGACGGTCGCCCTGTACAAGCAGATCAAGGCCTTGGAAGACCAGGGCCGAGCCACCGAGGCGGCCAAGGTCGCGCAGGACGCCTACGCGGCTATGACCGAGCAGCGGGCGCAGTCCATTCTGCAGAACCTGGGCTATGTCGAGCGGGCTTGGCTCGGCATCAAGGATGCCGCCAAGATGGCCGGCGACGTGATCATGGACCTGGGGCGCAGCGCCACGCCCACGGACCAGCTGGCTTCCATCAATGCCCAGATCAATGAGGCCATGCGCGGCAATGGCCTCAAAAATGCCAGCCTGTCCCAGGCCATCCGGGGCATGTTCGATGACACGGTGGTCTCCAAAGAGATCCTGCCGGCCCTGCAGGCCCAGGCGGCGGCGGTCGCGGCCACCACCTATGCCCAGGAACAAAACAGCAAGGCCCTGGCTGATGGCAACGAGCGCCTCAAGGCCCGGGCGGCCTTCGACACCGAGCAAGCCAAGTTCTTGGGCAACGAGCTCAAGATGCGCCAGGAAATCGCCAAGGTGCAGGCCCAGTACCAGGCGGCCGATGGTGAGATCAGCGCCAAAGAGCGCGACAGCCTGATCCAGAACATCCGTGACAAGTACAAAGAAAAAACGCCCAGCACGGCAGCCGGCGCCGGAGAAAACGAAGTCGCCCGCATCCGCGCCCTGATCAAGGAAGAAGAAACCCTCACCGCGCGAATCAAGGAACGCGGCATCGAGGGTGCCAAGCTCTCCGACAGCGAGAAGCTCGTCGCCCGCATCCAGGAAGACCTCAAGACCAGCATCTCGGGCGTGGCCCGGGCCAACAAGGAAGCGGCCCTGGTCGAGGCCCAGCGCTATGTGCAGGTGCAGGCCAGCCGCACCGAACAAGAAAAACAGGCCCAGGCCGTGGCCGACTCGCAAAAGGCCTACGACGCCCTGGTGGCCGACACACGCAAGGCGGCTGCCGCCATTGGCCAGCAAGCCAGCGAGCTCGAAGCCGCCAATGCGGTCTGGGGCAAGGGCAAGACCGCGATCGAGGAGTTCCGCCTCGAGCAGATGAAGCTCAAGCTGCAGGAGGCCGACAGCAGCGATTCCTTCAGACCCGACTACGTGGCGGAACTCCGGGCCCAGGTGGCCGAGCAAGAACGCCTGCTGACCGCCAGCCGCGTGAAGGATTACAAAACCCTGGCCCAGGCCCAGGAGGAATACACCCGCAAGGTCGAAGAAGAGGCCCTGCTGTACACCGACGAGGTGGGGCTGCTGGGGCAGACCACCCGCGAGCGCGAGAAGATCGTGGCGGTGCGCAAGGTCGAGCTCGAGCTCGCCAAGCAGCTTGCCGCGATTGATCGCTCGGGCGCCTCGGCCGAGGACAAGGCCCGCCTGGTCGACCAGGCCCAGGCAGCCGCTGCCATCGCTCGCTCCACGGCCCTGGCCAAGTCCGAGCTCAACACCCTGACCGACATCATCAACTCGGTGGACCACACCGCGCAAAGCGTCTGGACCAATGTGTTCCAGGGTGGCCAGTCGGCGTTTGAAAAAATCGGCGCCACGATCAAGGCGAGTGTCCTGGACATGCTGTACCAGCTCACCATCCGGCGCTGGGTGGTCAACATCACGGCCAATGTGCTGGGTGGGCTCGGGGGCGGTCTCGGTGGCTTGGCGGGTAGCCTCGGCGGAGGCTCCAGCGGCCTTCTGAACCTGGCCGGCAGCGCCTCCAACTTGTACGGCGGGGCCGGTCTCATCGGCAGTGGGGTTGGTGCACTCTTCGGCACCACGGCTGGTAACGCTGCCATGGGGGTCTCCATGGGCCTGGGGGCCGGGTCGTCCAGCGCTGCGGCGGTGGCTGCGGCCCAGGCCGGCGGCATGGGGGCCGGTGCTGCAGGGGCTGCTGGCCTGGGCACCTCCATTGGCACGGCCATTCCGTACGTCGGCATGGCCCTGGCGGCCTATTCATTGCTCTCCAGCATGAATGGTGGAGAGACCCGCTCCGGTGGCCAATACGGTGTCGCCTACGACGGCAAGGTCAAGAACAACCGGCGCGACGAGACCTACACCGAGGTCGGCCAGCAGTACAACCGCAACAACTCCACCGGCGTCAAAGTCACCAACGGCCAGGCCTACCTGCTCGAGGCTGACGGCATGGGCGAGCGCGAAGACGCAACACGCAAGGCGGTGTCCAGCACGGCCGAGAGCATCAATGCCATGCTCAAGGGCCTGGGCAGCAAGGCCTATCTCACCGACTACCATGCCGGCCTCGAAACCTCGGGCAATGGCCGGGGTGGGGTGTTTGCCGGTGGCAGCCTGAACACGGGTGCGGCCTTCGGCGAGTCCGGCCAGGGCAGCAACTACTCGGGCACCCTGTACGAGACCAGCAGCACGCGCAGCCCCGACATGGCCACCGCGGTGTCCAACTTCACCCTGGACCTCAAGCAGTCCACGATCCAGGCCCCGCAGGCCGCGCAAGACATTCCGCAGTCGATCGCGGCCAAGCTCAAGGACATCGATGCCGAGAAACTCAGCGATGACGAAGCCACCAAGCTCATCACCGAGATCAACAGCCAGATCGCGTCCGTCGAGGCCCTGCGCACCCTGGCAGGTGCTCTGCCGCTCAAGTCGCTCAAAGACCTCTCGTTTGACGCGGCCGACGGCCTCATCAACCTGGCCGGTGGCATTGACGCCCTGAACCAGAAGATCAGCGGCTACTACGAGAACTTCTACACCCAGGACGAAAGAAACGCCCAGACCCTGGGCAGTGTGAGTGCGGCCCTGCAAAGCGTGGGCCTGTCTACCCCCAAGACCCGCGAAGCCTTCCGCGCCCTGGTCGAGGCCCAGGATCTGAGCACCGAGTCCGGCCGCAAGGCCTACGCCACGCTCATGAACGTGGCTGATGCCTTTGCCAGCGTGACCCCCAGCGCCGAAGATGCGGCCAAAGCCACGCAAGCCAAGGCCGATGCCGACAAGGCCCAGGCCGAGGCCGCGGCGGACGCCAAAAAGAAGGCCCTCCAAGCCGCGACCGATGCCGCCTACGCCTCTCTGGAACGTGCCCTGGCTTCCGAGAAAAACCGCCTGCAGGCCGCCAAGCAGGTGGCCCAGGAATCGGTCAACACCCTGGGTTCCCTCTTCAACACCCTGAAGGGGCACGTCACCGAGCTGTACAACGCTGTGGAGGCCACCCAGGCGCAAAGCGCCCTCGCGGGCCTGCAGTTCATCGACCAGGCGCTCGGCACTGCCCGCAGCACGGGCTACCTGCCGGATTCCACCAGTCTGAGCGACGCCATCACGGCCGCCCGCTCGGGCCTGGACTCCAGCCAGTTCGGCTCGGCGTTTGAGCAGCAGCGGGCGCAGCTCACGCTGGCGGGCAAGCTCTCCGAGCTCAAGGACCTGACCGGTGTGCAGAAGTCGGTCGCCGAGCAGCAGCTCGCCACGGCCGAGGACCAGCTCGCGAGCCTGGACAAGATCCTCTCCAACGCAAAAGACCAGGTGGATGCGTTGCGCGGCATTGATACCAGCGTGCTGAGCGTCAGCAACGCCCTGGAGAAACTGGCCGGCGCTCTGCTCGGCGAGCAGGAGGACAGCGCCTCGGCCACGAAGCCCGGGGTGCAGGTCACTGATCCTGGGGCGCAGTTCACGGTCGGGGGAGGGGGCTCCGGTGGCGGTTCGGGCGGTGCCTCCTCGGGCACCTCGTCCGGTGGCTTCACCGTCGGTGGTGGTGGCAATGGAGGCAATGGAACCACCCCTTCCACCAAGTACAGCCGCGAGGTGAACCTGGGCGCTGGTGCCTTCACGGTGGGCGTCACCGACCCTGCAGAGATCTCTCGCCTGGACAGCCTCGCCACTCTGGCGCAGCAGTTCACCGGCACGGGCAATGTGAAAGGCTTACTCGAGGCCACGCAGGCCAGCGGTGCCACCTTGAGCGACCTGGCCACCGTAGCGGGCTTCCGCTACGAAGACCTGCTCAGGGCCGCGGAATCGGTGGGCGTGCCCCGCTTTGCGGTGGGCACCAACTACGTGCCCCAGGACATGCTGGCCTTGATCCACGAGGGTGAAGCCATCGTGCCGAAAGCCTACAACCCGGCCTACAACCCGGCCGCTCACGCGCTACCTCAAACGGATGGTGCCACCGCCGAACTGCTCACCCGCCTGATCGCCGAGGTGCAGGCCCTGCGGGCTCAGACCGCCCAGCTCGAAGCCCAGGCCCGGCGCACTGCGGATGCCACCAATGGCAACCCCGAGGGCGGGGCCGTGCCCATGGCCCTGGTGGAGGACCACACCCAATGAATATCTTGGTTCCCTTGACGATCACCGAGGCCATGCTGGCCGACTGCAACATTGCCGAGCCCGCGGTCGGCGAAGTCGAATGGGTGTCTGGTGCGGCCTGCGCCCTGGGTGATCGCCGCATCCGCAAGGCCACGCACCGCATTTACGAATGCGTCAAAGCCGTGGCCGCGGGTCGCACGGTGCTGCCTGAGGTCGATGCCGAGTACTGGTTGGATGCGGGCCCCACCGCCCGTTGGGCGGCGTTTGACACCGAGGTCAGTACCCAGGGGCGCATCGCATCACCCCTGACCTATGTGCTGCGCCCGGGCTTCTTCAATGCAATTGCCTGCTACGGCCTGGACGGCGCCACGCTGTCGGTCACCGTCAAAGACAAGCCCGCCGGCACGGTGGTCTTCAGCAAGACCCTCGTCCTGCAGGA